GTGGGTCGTTACAGCGCCTAGGCTCGTTGGCTTCGTCGCCAGGAGTTCCAATGTACATCTGGATAAGAGACACAACTAGCTGCTCACAGTCAACCGCGGGGGCTCCAAAAGTGTAGTACTTGCGGGTCGGGACAGGCATGTTGTAGGAGTCGTACACAGTCACAACTTTGGAGAGAACTTCTCCAAGAAAGGTTGCTAAGTTCCTAGCGTCGTCATTTACGCCACTGATATCTGCTATTGCCATGTCATTTCTTTCTTATGTATTATGCAATTGCTATTGGTGTTGTGCGGCCACCTAGCTGATAGATAATGTTACCCGTTACTAGGTTGATTATCTCGTTGACCTCAGGGTTTCCTAAACTTGGTCGGCTTGCATATATATCAATTAGTCCAGGATTACGAGGACCTAGTATCCCAAGCAACGCTGGGTAGCCCAGAGCGATTCTAATGGTACCGTCTACTCTGTCCAACTGAGCCTCGTTTGAGAAGTCAGTAGTTGTAGAGCTGTTGTAATTAGATACTGTTGCGTACACGTTCCATGCGCTGTCTTCGGTAAGGAACTCTCCACCAAATTCGTTGATGTAGTAGACCTGCGTGCCACCCTGAGAGTTGAAGTACAAATCGTATGAGCTGAGCTCGAAGGCAGGGGACTTGCCGATAATTCGACGAGCACGAGGCTGGTCTGGTGAAAACACACGAGAACGGGCACGGGCCTTGTCTGGGTTAACAGCACGCAAGAAGAGGTCAACTGCGTAGATACCAGTCTTGAGCTCGTCAATAAAGTCTTGATTGTCAAGTACTGTGTAGGAGACTCCCTGACGAGCAACAGAAGTCACACGCTGAGGAAGGGCGCAGGTGTCGTCTCCTGAATAAAGCTTTACTAATTCTGTGGCTAAAAGTCTCGCAGCGGCTCGCCCTGAGGGGGGAGGAGGAGTTCCGTATGTGTAAGTCACTTCAACGTTTGTCGCGGTCCACGAAGCATTTGGTGTTCCGTAAATTACTGAGTGGTCTGCTAAGTAGTAAGTGTCTGGGTCAATGAGTTCACCCTGCATATCTCGCATGTTGTGAATCTCAACAACTTTGCGTCCTCGCAGTCTTACGCGGGTAAGAGCGTTGGTGCCGTCTCCAAGAAAGTCATGGTTTGAATAACGACCGTTTCCGCCATTGACAACGTTCTCTACTTTTCCATTAATTAGCTGAGGAGCATAGGACATGCTAGAAGTCCCAGTGCGAAGATATGGGTCATAGGCAGAAACGTACCGCTCAGTGACGGTGGTGCTACCAGAAAATTTACGCCCTGACATACTCCAGAGCAAGTGAGAAGCGGTCTTAATTGCATCATATGCGTAATCAGAGTCTGCGTATTCGCCAAGCTCTTCTACATCTACCCACAAGTTACTCATCAAGGCTCCTTAGATTAGAAAAAGCGGGCAGTTGACGACAGTGTCGTCGTTAACTACCCGCCTCATAACTAAATTATACTGTTGGGTCCTCAGTTGACGCAATGATGAAGTCAATTGGGAGGTCAGGGTTGTAGTACTCGCCGCCAGGTACGTTGTACGTGGTGGTTGAGCCTTGGCTGTCAAAGTCTTGGACTGTGATGTAGCCACGCTGACGGATAGCTGTTCCAGCAGGTGACACTGGAGTCGAAGCAACATCCGCTGATGTCTTAGCAAAGCGGAAGGTTGTTCCTGTAGGAACAGCTGTGATTAGGTGAGTACCGTTAAACTCTGAGCCAGACTCAGCCACAACTACTGTCTGACCAATTCCGAAACCGTGAGCTGTTCCAGTAGTCAAAGTAGCAACGTTAGAGGTCAAGCTCTTGTTGCTAATAGTGTTTGTGGACTCGTTGTGCCAAGTGTAGAAGCCACGAAGACCTTCAGGTGCCCAGTCGCCACGTGCGTAGCTGTATGGACGCTCTGTAGCAACTGGGAACTCCCAGCGACCGTCAAGACCACTACCGAATGCAACGTTTCCAAGGCCGTAGCCCTCGAAGGTGTTGGCAAGTAGGCCGTTCTCAATTACGCGGTCACCAGACTGGCGAAGCTTTGCGTATGGGAAGACCCAGTAGAAGTAAGGAAGAGTTGATGCACGCTTGCCGTCCTTAACAGCGAAGGACCAAACCTCGATAGTAACACCGTTACCAGCAGGGTCGTCTCCAACGCCAGGTGCTGACCAACCAATGCTCTGGTTGCTAGGCGAGGCGAAGGTGCCAAAGTTCTTGCGAAGAAGAAGACCACCAGACATAAGAGCAGTAAGCTCTGGGTCTGGCTCGCAGATAGCGATTTCCATGGTGATTCTCTTCAGTGTGTCAGGAGCCTTGTAGGAGACACAGATTGTGCCGTCTGCAGACTTCTCTGTTATTTCATCGCCCTCTTCGTACTCAGGAGTAAACGATGCACGCAAAAATGCGGTAGTCGTGTAGCTGTCTCCTGCTCCGTTGAGCATGTTTCCAGCGCCGTCCAGTCGAGTGACTCGGAGCGCCACGCCTTGGACGCTAGCCGCGTAGTCCTGTGTAGCCATTCTAGTTCTCCTTATAAGTTGTTGGTTTTGGCTCAGTCATTAGGTAGTAGGGATTGTCACTCGCATTGCAAAATGCATCGAGGGGTCAGAGTAAACCGCCGCAGGGCGATATGCTTTGATTCTCATGTTATTTATTGTAGCATCTACGCCCTGACCCAAGTCTTCGTTTACAACCTCAACCTTGCCAAGGTGGACGTCAACAACACCAGTTGCGTACATCCATTTGTTAGTGACAGAGGCATCAGCGCCTGTCGCACCTATTGGACCATTACCTGAGTAACCAGAGCCAATAACTACTTGTGTTCCAAGACGTGTCATAACACTTCCTGGATACTCATCATCACCTTTTCTGTAGATGAGACGAGAGCCTAAGTTTGAGGCGATGTCGCGTGTCATGTGGATAACACCGTTTTCGCCTACTGGTGATTCTGAGATTGCTTGCTCAAGGTACATAAGAGAAATGTGCGGAGCAAATGCTCCTGTGACTGGAACTGTAGATAGTCCAGCTTTACTCATGTACATGTTGCCTGAGCCAACTTCTGGCACGTCTGGGCCAGCGCTGACTAGGGCGCGAGCTGCTGGGCCATCCCAGAACTCGAGCTCTACGGCCTTCTGAGTAACAGCATCAAGCTCTTGCTTTACGCGGTCAAACCTGTCTTGGCCTAAAATGCCAAAGGTCGAAGCAAAATCTTCTACATCAATAAAGAACGGAACATAGTTTAAGTAGCGGGCTTCAGACTGATTGTCTGTGAGCTCGCCACCTGTTACTACAGCGTCGTTTACGGTTAGAAGACGCACGTATGACGGCATGGTGTTGAATTCTTTATCGAAGCCACGAATCCAACGCTCGTCATACTCACTCCCAGTGTGGGAAGTGGTGGTTGCAACGCTCAGAAGCCCGCAGGGAGCGGGAATTAACTTTGTAGCGGGGAAGACCCCTCTAAATATAGCCATTTTTCCTTATTCTCCTCTGCGGGTTCTGAACATTGCTTTACTTATTACTTATTGCGTGAATCGGGCTTAGAGCTCAATGACTGATGCGTCTACTCCACCAAGGGTGTCGCGAAGTGCAGCAGCTGCACCGTTGACATTGATGGTTGAAGTAACAGCAAGAGCTTCGACGCCAACCATAGCAATACCTTCGAAGGTCTCAACGAACATCTTGTAATCGTTGGTTCCAACTAGGGTGCTGTCACGGATGATTCCGAGGTCCAAAGTACCTCCGTCTAGGAACAAGAAAGTTCCTTCGGCGAATAGGTACCAAGTGAACGTGTCAGAAAACTCAACAAGTGCAGTTGCACTCTGAGAACCGAATACGTTCTGGTCCAATGAGTAGCTCACGATTACGCCGCGGCTTGCGATGTAGCCATCAATCTCAGCGTAAGCGTTGAGAGTGCTGTCTCCAGGCATAGACAAGGCAAGGTCAGCAGCCATAGCGTCTTTTATCCAGGTAGGGATAATAATACGCAGTGGAGCGTCAGCCTCTAGGCGGTGACGTGAACGGTAAGCAGAAGCAGCGCGTCCAATCTGGACCAAGAAGTCGCGACCAAAACCGATTAGGTTTGTGGTTGTAACTGCGGTCGAGGAGGAAGCAATCTTGGCTAGCAAGTTTTGCTCTGCTTCACGTGCGTGCTGAATTAGACCAAGCTCGTTGTGACGAGAAATTAACTCAGGGTAAGCGCGTGTTGCAAGGTTGCCGAACTGCAACTGAAGAGTTACAGCATCAGTTGCTACAGTGTTCTCTGCAGCAGCTTCAACAGTCAAGCTCAACTTGGCAGATGGGTTTGGGGTCTCAGCTGCATCGTTAGCAGCAGTCCAAACACCAACAGCGTTAGCATAGCTTGATAGCTTAGGTGGGGTAACATAACGGATACCACCACGGTCAGCCTGGAAGCGAGGAAGAGCGTCACGCACTGGGCGAGCGGTCGAACCGTTTCCAAAAACGTCGTAGCGGGCTTCGAAAGGAGCAACGTGTCCACCAGCCGCAACGATAGCCTCAGGTGATACAAGATTACTAATCTTGAGCCTGTTGCTTTCAGCGTCTGAGGTCAAGGTGCGGCTCTCAGGGTAGGACTGAGTGATTGATGCAACAATGTGCTGCTCACCGTCCCCACCGTTCACGCGACGAAGCGCGTGTAGGCGTTTTGCCATTGCCTCAGCAACGGTACTCATGTCATCTAGCGTACTGCCAGCTGTATATCCAGGGATATCTGCACCTGCCGTGATTGCCACGGGAGAAGCGGTCTCCTTGGATGCCAAACGGCGGTCCGCTGGTACCTCTAGGTCGAGGTTGTCTGCATTTTCGGCAGAAGCGGTCACAGGTGCCTCCATAGTTTCTTGAGCTGATAATTCAGCTGCGTTTGATGTGGTTTCTTCGTTTGTTGCGGCTTCGGCTGAAACTTCTACTTCAGTTGCAGCTTCTACTTCGGAGTCAACGGAAGCTTCTGCTTCTGCACCCTCTTTAATGGAAGCAACCTCTTCGGTTGACACTTCTACTTCGGCGGTCTCTACTGCAGCTTCAGATTCAACAGCTGTCTCCACAGAAGCCTCTTCGGCCTCTACTTCAACAACTTTGTCCTCATCGGCAGCAGCAGTGATTGTCTCTTCGGCGGATGCCTCTGAAACGGTTTCGTTTTCAATTGAGAGCTCGGTAGTCTCACTCAGTTCAGTTGATGCTTCGGACATTGTCTTCTTCTTTTCCATTTTGTCCTCTTCCATTTCGGAATCGGATTCGGTTGGAGTTTCAGATTCGGCTACTGGAGCCTCGTCTTTCATCTCCTCGGATGCTGGCATTGCAGGAACGTCAGGCTCGGGAATTACCTTCTCTTCTTCAGAGTCCATAGCGGCCTCTGAGTCAGATGAGGTTGTCTCCTCGTCTTTCATTTCTTCTTTGCCTTTAGAAGCAGTCATATCTTCTTTAGCGTCATCGCCATATACGCGGCTAGCTGCCTCAGCAGCCCGCTGGGCGAGCTCCTGAACTGCGGCCTCGCGCTGCTTGACTTCGCCGCGAACGGCCTCAAGCATGTCGGCAAGCGACGTCATCGCGTCAACTGTCTGTGAGGAAGGTTCCTCGTTCTCAACCGCTTCGAATTCGGCGACAATCTGCTCTTGTAGTTCGGTAACCTGGTCGGCACCTAACTCAGCGAGCTGATTCATCATCTCTTTAATACGGTCCACTGTCCCTCCTTAGGGCAGTTACATAGGACGGATGTCCTACTTGCTTATAGTCGAGGCCAAGGGACTCCGATACGCACAGGGCGTGGAGGCACTCCACCTACATATAATGTTACATAGGTTGAAAAGTAGTGATTGTACGAATAGTCGATTAGATGTGGTTATTAGGTAAGTAGCCTCAAGAGCTTTGCCATCTCGGAAGAAATCTCACTTTGGTTGAAATAGTCTCCACCAGACATAAATCTCTTTAGGTCAGCAGTAGCTATGTCCGCGTCTTCGTCGCCAATTTTGGCTTCAACGCGGTCAATCATCTCTTCCATAAGCTGCTGCAGAGGGCCAGGCACATCGCTGTACCTAATCTTCTGGGCATCTTCGCCGAACTCGAAGGGGAGGTTAGCAATTACCTCGCCTAGCTTCCCAGAACTCTCACGAACGTTCTCTAAAGCTTCAGGATTAAGTGCTTTTGCGTCCAATCGGTCAATAATCCCGATTAATTTCTGAGCAGACTCGGTTGCTTGGTCGGCATCCCCCGCCTCATCGAAGTTCTCAATCTCTTCAGCTTTCTCAACTGCGTCATTAAGACCAGCAATGCCTAGGTCTGTTTTTAGTCGAGCTAAGACTTTACGAAACTTGCCAGAAGTATCACGAGGTTGAGTGTCAGGAGTGAACTTAGGAGTTGCGTCTTCGTTTTCGCGAGAAGTTTTTTCTACTTTTAAAGCTTCAATCTCTTTAGGCGCTAGTCCTTTTAAATCTTCTTCATCTCCTGCTGCTGCAGTAAAACCCTTTTCAGTAAAAAGTGCTTCTAAATTTTCGGAATCAGGACTTTTTTTTAGACTCAGGGCTTCAGAGATGGCAAGGGTCCGCTCGTGTAGCGAAAGCTCTTCACCATCTGCGCTGTACTGGGTGCTCCACTTTGGTGGGAGCAGGTCAATGCGGTTTAGGCCGCGGGCGCGAACCATGATGTGCTTACGTACCGCACCTTTAGCTCCAGCTTTTGCTCTTCCGTATGCACGGACTGCATTGCGTAGGTCAGAAATGTTTCTGATTGGGAACGACCCATCGGGCATAGCCTTACCTTCTCTGGCAAGACGGCGACGAACGCGACGAGGAACAACAGCAAGTTCATTCTCTGGGTCATCGTCCATCATTTGAATCATGTACTCAATGGACTCATCGTCTTCTTTTTTAGCTCCCTTAACACGGTCAGACAATTCAGTCATGCGCTTAAGGTTCTCAGAGCGAATTTCTTCACGAGCCTGAGCAAAACGAGTACGCGCATCTACAAGCTGAGGCTCAGACTGAGCAACTGCAAGAGCATCAATCCTTGCGTTTAGCTCAGCAAGTGGGTCGCTCTTTAGTTGAGCAAGCATGCTTGCACCAGCAGCAACCAAAGCCATAACTTGCCCTGAAGCAACTCTTGCTCGGGCGATTGGGAATCCAGGCACGTTTACCTGACAAACAGCAACTAGTTCTAGGCTGCCTTTGATAGGCCTCCAGTCACCAGAAGGAGCTGAAGCACGAGCTGCACGAATCTGTTCTGGAGAAGTTCCAGAGCGTAGTGACCCAGCAACCCAAATACCGTAAGAGTCTTCTCCAGCATGAACGTCAGCAAAAGCTGACCCTGTGTCGTCGTAGTGCTTTGCAGCCTGCTGAGCAGATGCCTCAAGACCAGCGTGACCGCCAGCAAGAGTTAGCTGACCAACTGGTACGTCCGAACCGTCATCGGTGCGAACTACCCCAGTGTGGAAGTACGAATACTTGCTGCGAGAGCGAGGAGGCTTTGTTCCAAAGGCCATTCCGATGTGGTCAACGTGCCATGCAGCAATGTGACCAAACACGCGTCCATCGTCTCCGATAGTTAGTGGAGTGGCTTTTTTAAGCTTTGGGTCGTCGAACCAGCTAATTGGAGGCTCGTTCGGAATTGCGCCAGCGACCATTCCGCAGGCAACTAGCGCAGAAGCGTCTAGAGGGTTCACGTTATCTACGTAAATACCGTCTGGTTGCATTGTCTCCTCCTCGGAGTTGGTACGTTCGTCAACAATCTGTATGAAGCATTCCTGAAAAGCTGGCTTAGGCACAATAGTCACAGCCATTACACGAGCGCTTGTTATATTTATTCTACCTGAGCTGATGTCCTTTGAGTCGTCTCCAGTATTCTCTGGAGCTTCTTCATCAGCTTCAAACTTATCCATGTCGGCAGACACTCCGCGGATGAAACCGTAGCGAACTAGCCTCTCTGCTTCTTGGCCAAATTCTCCAGAATCAAAGACACCTATAGCGTTTCCGATGCCCTCGTCGGTTCGCTCCATGTAAGTTATCTGCCCCACAACTACAGAACCGTCGTGACCGTTGCCCGTTTTAATCTGCCACAAAAGTGGTAACGGAAGGTCTCTCATAGAAATAGAGCCCTTTTGGAAGATACGTCCGTCGCCAGTCTCGGTGCCCTCGGGGATTACTAGAGGAATCGAGAACTTTGCACCGTGCTCTGTAGGGGTAGCGGCAATTCGCCCTGCCATTCTGGACTTAGCCGAGATTGCACGGGCACGTAAGGTTGCCATCTCAATAATGGCAGCTTCCGTTTTTAGGCCAAGTAGCTCGGTGGTCTGCTTCTCTGCAGAAGCTTTAAGGGCTTTACCCTTTTTCTTCCCGACATTGTTCTTGTCTCCAGGCCATACGCCAGTCATCTCCTTGTGACGAAGAGCACAGTAGCCCTTTGCACGTGGGCCCATGTACTTCTTAAGCTGACGATTACATCGGGTCCAGTCGCCAGGAGTGTTCCAGCGAATCTTAAGTCCGCCTTTTCCTACAGTCCAGTAACGGCGCAGGGCTCCAGCGTTGCCTTTGTTGCGGTCAGCACCGCCAGCAGCCATAAGTGCAGAAATTATTGAATTGTTGGTCAAAGCAAAATGTGACTTTACGGTTACACTCGCCGTGACTGACTCTCCGTCAATCTGTTCCGTAACAACTGCCAAGTTCTCTGTGTCTAACACAATTACAGGAGGGGGGGTAGGGCTGTTTAAATCGGCAAGAATCTGCGCATCTTTCACCCATTTGCCAGGCTTCCTAATAAAGGTAACTGGAACTGTTGTCTTAGTGGTTGCTGGGATTAGGCAAACTAGGTTCATTACCGCTTGAGGGTCGTCATCGGCGACAATAGCCAAATACATAGGCTTTACATCAGTGGTTTCTGGGGTCAGCTCACGTGCTTTGCCGTCTGCAGCTGCGGTGAGTCCTTCGACAGAGAGTCGAGTTGGGTCAAACTTTTTATCCAAATCACTTCGGTTTTTAAACCCAACTACTTCGTTACGAGACTTTTTATCATCTACGTCTATGCCAGAGTAAGTCTTAGGTGTGTACCAGCTTGAGTAAGTTTGTCCAGAGCCTTTGCCAGACTTATCACCGTATACAGAATCTAACCAGTCGCGAAGAAGTGGCTCGTTGTAGACGTTTTCTGTTGTAGCAGGGCTCCATCCAGGCTTAGCCGTACCATCTGGGTTAAAAGAGCCCTTGTGGTAGCGTCCCAACGCAGTGTTGATATCTGGCACAGCTTTAGGAACAAACGGAGGAATTGGGTCACCGCTGTACTCAGGGGCTAACCTTTGGTCTCCAGCCCAAGAATTGTAGTCTCCAACTAATGTGTTCACATTAGAAGCAGATAGGGGCGGAAGTGTTCCAGGAAGCTGGGCATTTGGCTGGTCAATAGGAGTTCTTGGCTGACCAAGGATTCCACTAAAATCTAGGCTGCTAGAAGGAAAGTCAGACGTAGCCACTGACTTAAAAGCATCTACCTGCTGAGTTAAGCCACCAGCAACTGTTACGGACTCGCCGTTAGCAAGTTCAACGGTTACAGTCTCGTTTTTTGCGTCTTGCGCAGTTATTACGCCTTTATAGTTAGCGTCTCCGCCAATAATTACTGTAGAGCCGTTCTTTGAGAAGCGGCCCATCATGTCACGAACCTGTGTCTCGGCTCGCTCTGACCTTTCTTCTGGAGTGTCTACTCCTGGACTTGTGTCAACGGAAGGCTGCTCAGCGAACATTGCTACGCCTGAGGCCATAAGACCGTCGTCGAACTCGTCTTCTTCTTCTTCTAGGAAGTCGGGGGTCTCGTCACTAAACTGGTCTAGCAATTCAAAGTCAAGCTCTGGCATTGCTGCTTCGAACATTTCTGTCTCGTCAAAGTTAATCTGCTTTAGGAACACTGGCTCCATAGGAGCGTTATCTAACATTGCAGAGCAAGCAATAGCAGTGTCTCGGTCAACAGGAATATAGGTTTTTTGGCTTCTGTCGTACGGACCGTCTAGGGCTTTGTCGTAAGTTTCAAAATCGTTCTCAACGTTGCCCATATCTTCCCAAGAGCAGTTGTCCCAAACCTTGCAAGTTCCGTCTTCGTCTACCTTGTATAAGCGGTCAATGCCGCCAGTGGTTAGATTTATGCGAATGTAGAAGTCAGGCTCTACTCCAGTAGCAGCATAGGAGCCGTAGTCAAGCTTTTCTTGGGCATAGTATTCGTCATACCCGCCAGCAGCTAAAGCTCCTTGGGCATTCTCACGCTCAACGATGGCAGAGGCCCAGCGCTGTGCAGCGTCTCCACCCCAAAGAGCCCAAGCAATACGACCGTTAGATGGGTAGTTTTTTTCTCCAGGCTTATAGCCTTTTGCCTTCTTGTCAATTTCGTGACGAGGGAAATATTTAGCAATGTGACGTACTTTTTGAATACCAACTTGGCCGCCTGCAAGTAGGGTCCTCGCATTATTCAGACCAACAGGAGTGCCGCCGCGCTTTTCTTCTTTTCTCCAAGCTAGCCCTCTTTTTGCTTCCGAGACAACTGACTTAGGAATTGTGTACATACGGTCATTAGCAGAGAAAACTTTGATGTCTAGTTCAGTGACAGCGGCTCTAGCTAGCTCTGCTGAGGGGCCTTCGGGCTCGGCAACTGAGGCATCCCACTGCGCTGAGGCAATAAGAGTCTCGGACTCGTCTATAGAGACAACCGTGTTGGATAAGGTGTCAACAATGACAGCTCGTTCGTTGTCTGTGTATAGAAGTCGGGTTTCGTGCTTGCCGTGGAATTCCATGTGTTATTCGCTTCTCTCGTAGTCAGCCAAGTCTTTGGAGGTAATTAGCTCGTTGTCATCAAAACGTGCTACAAGTTCCACAGATTTGTCATAGTCAAGTTCTGTAATCTCAGTGTCATCAAACTCGGCAGCAATCTCGGGGGTGCCCAGTCTCCACCTGCCATCAATTCTGAAAAAGGTTCCCAGGTTCTCAACATCGTAGACAATAGTGACTACCTGGTCTATGCTGGTATCGACCAAAGCCTCCACAGACTGCATTATCTCAGTGCCCTGAGTTTCTGCCATTAGGCTTCCTCACTGTCTTCTAATTCTGGATTAAGATTTCGTAAGTCATCTGCTTCTGACACCTTACGAATAACGTATTGAGCATCGAAAGCTTCAAAAGTAATTATACCGTCTGAATCAATATTGACATCCTCGCTATCAACCAAGAAGTCGTATCCGTAGTCGCTCATGTCTACAGTAATATAGTCGTCTGGGCTGCCTGTTGAAGAGGTGAGAGTGGCCCCAAAAATGTACCGTTTGAAGACCCCCTCGCTAGAAGTTTTCTCAAGAATACCCTCGCCTTTAAAAATTGGTCTAACGTCTATCATTACTTAACTCCAAACATTTCTTCTACGGGTTTTCCAGAAATCTCGGTGATTCCTTCTGCTGTTAGCCGCTCTAATAAAAACTTCCTAGCAGATGAGTCCAAGGCTATCCCAGAAAGGTCTGCCCAGCTGAGATTATCCTTGAACAGTACTTCTGATAGTTCTGTCTTCTTTAGAAGCTCTATATAGTCAGTATCGGCTACTTTTTTACCCCATGCGTCATAGCTAGAACCGTAAAACTCGGGGCGGCGAATAAGTTGGACTCCGTCAAAGAAGAACTGTAGCCTTTTGAAGGCAGACTTGTTCAGGTCCATAAAAGAAACTTTTGAAGTAAAAATGTACCCTGCTCCAACTCCCGCAAGGTCGGAGGAGCTTGATTGCCCAAAGGTGTTTAGCCCCTCGCTCCAACGAGTAACTGTGGAGTACAATCCGCCACCCTTTTTGAATAGTAAATCGTAGACAAAGTCTGCACGTTCTTTGTCGTCATTAGGTAGATTTTTGTCAGCAAAGTTGTGCTTAAAGAAGTCAACTCCGTATGTTGCCGCTAGCTGCTCTGCAACTTGTTCTGGAAGAAGATACTGGATAATACCCTTTTGCTGCTCGTCTACACGGACTTCCATGTTGTCGGCAGTAAAGCTGTAGTTTTTCTCTACTTCATCAAGAATCTGCTTACGAAGCTCTCCCTCGTAGTTTTTCGCTCCGTTGCCTTTTTGACCAAAGAGGCTAATAATTTTGTTTTCTGCTACTCCCTTAAAGTCTGACTTCATAGCGGGGCGTACTTCTTGGATAGCATTCAATTCTTTTAGGGCAGCTGCAATATCCTCGGGGGTAGCGTCTTCTGGTAAGAGAAGCTCTACTCTGTTGTGAAGAGACACCGAGCCGTTGTGGGAGCCACCCTTATTGAAGAAATCTGGAGTGTTTCCACTTCGGTTAGCCCTAATAAATTGGAACTTACCTTTGCCATCAGTAAGGTCTCCTCTGTATGTACGGCCCTTACTGTATCCATCAACGTCATTGGAGTTCCACTCTTTTTCAAAAACAAGAGAACCGTCTGGGTTGACCTTGTACTTATCTAGCCTGGATGTGTCTTGAACATCAGATAACTGCTGCTTAGCTAGCTTTTTAGTCCAAGCGTTCCCTGCCCAGTTAGTCAGCTTAAAGGAAAGACGGATTTGCTTTGCGCCGTCTTTTTCTACTTTTTGAATACGAACTTTTAAGTCTTCTATGTCCGCGCTGTCAAGCATAATCTGAGCGCCGTTGGTGGCGTCTAGAGGGTCACCAGAGTTTACTTTGTCAAGAGCACTCTTAAGGCTAGGAACTTGCGCAAGCGGAGTCGAGCTCCAGTCTGCGTCGCCCTCTAGAGTTTCTACAGCAAACCCAGGGCCCTCAACTGTGAACTTATCCGCTAAGTCTTGCTTGGCTTTCTCGATTACGGCTTTTTTAGCAGCTTCTTCTTTTTGCTTCTTTTCTTGTGCTGCTTGAGCAACGGCTTGCTTTTTTGCCTCTTCAGCTTTGGCACCCTGAGCCTTTATAGCTTCAGTACGAATTGAGTCGTCTACTTCAATCCCCAGCTCTTTGGACTGCTCGTTAGTTAGAAACTTCTCGCGGCTCCATACGTTTTTTTGTTCTAGCTTTTGGGTAGTGCCTTTCATTGGCCCGTCGAAGTACGTAACCTCTACGGCAGGCTCACTTGGGAAAGTCTTTGTTACGACACCGTGGCTTGCAAGTTCTGGGTTTGGCGCGTCTGGGTCTTGGTTAGAAGCAATAATTCCAGGGAGCATATTCTGACCAGTGGATGTTGCGTCTTTTACCAAGTACTTTTTAACAAGGTCTTTGTATTCGCTCTTATTTGAAGCACCAAAGTAAGAAGTATGCATTGCAGAGTTTTTATCTACAGCTACAGATTCAACTTCAGACAGGCTACTTTCTGGGGTAAGACCGCTTGGGGCCACTGCTTCAGCTGGTTGTACCTCTTCTGGCTCGGGTGTAGGTGCTTCAGGCGCTGGTGTCTCGGGAGTAGTTGGTGGGGTTGATGTTCCGCCGCCGCCGTCTCCTTCTTGTCCAGAGTCTTGGTCAGGTCCGTCCTCAGGGGATTGAGAGCCTTCAGGCATTAAGAAGGTGGAAGCTTTCCAGTTTGCTTTAGCTTCTCCTTCAAACTTTACCTTTGCAACGTCTGTGTAGGTGTAGACCTTGCCGCCAGCTTTAACAACATACTGGTCTTTTAGAGAAGTTACAATACCTTTTTTGCCTGTCTTAGTGTTAATAACAGTCATGCCAACCTTGACAACAGTTTTGCCGTCAGCAGATACATAAGACCCTGATTGCTTAGGAGGCATAGAAGGCTGAAGCGTTGTTACTCCTTCTTTTTTAGACACTGAAGCAATTTTGTTTGGGAAGTTCTGGCTCTTGTAAATCTCATTAGAAATTCGGCTATCTAGTGCCGTGAAAGAGTGCCAACGACCCTTCATTTCTTTAACTCTAGTCTGCCCCGTCTCCTCGTCTGTTACGCGGTGATAGATGCTGAAGGTGTTATCGGAGTTGCGCTTAACAAGCACATCTAGACGTTTGCTACCAAAATTGAGAGAAGACACGACAACGTGGCCGTTATCCAAAACGCTGCCTTCATAGTCCTCAATAACCTTTGCCCAAATTAAGTCAGGGTCTGTAGGATTGGCTAATTCTTTGGAAAGCTCGCCGAGGTCAATTTTGGAGACTTCAGCTGCAGGGATGTCTTCGTCACCGTCAATTGGGACAAGAGACTGTTTTATGTCGGCATCAGCTTTTTCTATAGGGGCTTCTATAGGTACAACCGCAGGCGCAGGGCTATTCAGGTCGTCAAGGATAGACTGAACAAGTTCTGGGTCTTCTACCTCGTTATCTAAAAATCCTTGAAGAATCTGCTTAACTTTTTCGGGGTCTTTTGTGCCGAACAAGGCCTCAGCAATGTTTTCAACTTTTTCAAGAAGTTTTTGCTTTTGGTCTTGAGGCACTTCAGTTGGCTTTTGTGCTTCGACAGGCTCAATCTCCGTGTCAACAGTTATAAGGCTTGGCGTCTCTGGAGTGGCTAGGTCAGGGGTAGCTGCCTCGGAGGGGGTGCCATTCGCCTGTTCCATCTTTGACAGGCTGTATGCGTAGAACTTCCCATTAGGAAGTGTTCCACCAACAGCGACGTTCCCAGTCTGGGAAGTTTTCACTTCTGCTGGGGAAAGGTCTACTGTTTTGCCGTTGTACGTGAAGACAATGTTGGTTCCAGTAGCAATTGCATCCTGAATTTGAGCATCAAGGTCGTCAATTAAACCTTCTGGGTCTGTGTCGTCAAATGAGAGAACTAGCTTCTCTGGGCCACTCTCTGCGGCAGCAGGAGCTTCAGTAGGCGCATCGTCAAGTCCATATATCTCAATAAGCTCGTTACGACGACGCTTTAGGTTTTCCTTAAGCTTGTCTGCAATAGATTGGCTGTCAATGCCTTCAACACCGCCGCCAAAGGCTGCGTCTACAAGTTCATCTATTTTGGCTTCGTCAATATTTGCAACGAGCTTTGCTGACTCAGCAATCTCGGCGTCGGTCATGTCTCCGAATACGCTTGCTGTTTGAGAGTTAACATTTGAATCGCGAAGTGAGCTAATCTGCTCTGCGACATTTGTATCCAGCTCTTTGGCCTTGTCAGCTCCCTGAGCACGGAAGAGCAATGCACCACCAGCGTCAATACGGAAAGGCTTGGCGTTGGCAACAACAATGTTGTCCTTCTCAAGGCCGATGACATCGTAGTTGTTCATCCACGCGTCAACTGCAAAGCCCTTTTTGATTTCGTCAGTGATGTTTTGGTTAGGTGCAATCTGACCGAGAGTTCCGTCGGTTCCATCAATGAAAGGAGAAACTATGACCATTTTCCCAGCCTTGTTCTTACCAATGTAAGAACGACCAACGTCTAGACCAGCCTCTTCGTACAGCGCGGAAGCAAGAACTTCATTAGCTGCGTGAGCTTCAGTCTTTGGAGTTTTAACGTAGTACTGTTGCCCACTCTCTGGGTCAACATAGAACGCACCTTGGTTTGACCCAGCTTGTCCTGCTACCTTTTTCCACTTGGACGTATCAAAGACTTGACCCAATGAGCCGCTTTGTGCTTCAGGGATAGTAATTTCATCGGGCTCAGTTGTCGTAGGCTCGTCGAGCGCAAGGCCCAAGAGCACATCTGCGGTCTGTGCAAAGTTGTCTTGAAGAGTGCCTTGAGAAGCCATCTTGCTGATTTGGTCAGCAGTGAACCAACCAATCTCAGAGTTTTCTCCGTCTTTTAGCGACAGGTCGTTTAGCTGTCCTGGTCCTACTTCAAATAGGTGAGTATTGTATGTCCAGTCAGGAGCAACTTGATTATCAAACTGACCTACTGGAACAACAAAGTCTGGGCTTAAGTCGCCATCAACCTCTTCTTCGAATTCATTGATTGCAGTGATGATGCCGTTATTTTCTTCGGAGTCGCCCTTGTCCTTGTGGGCGCCCCCTGGGTACCCCCACTTTCCGCCACCCTGCGAAAGTCCAGAGGAACGCTTTGCGAGGAAGTACTCAAAGACGCCTTCGTTGTTTTTACGGCGAACTAGAGCGCCCGCTGCACCAAACTTGCCCCAGAAACGTTGTCCGTTAGCAGAAAAGAAGTAGCCATCACCTTGGTCAAGGTTATTGCCGCCACCCATTGGAGCAAAGAACGGCAACTGAGGTGGAGTCATCAACCCGTTTCGTAGCTTCTGAACATCAGAGCCAGAGATTCCGTCAGCATAGTAGACACCGTCAGCATCTTGCTTAATGTCGTAGGTCTGCCACTTCTCAATGGTGGTTTCCGTGTCGACATTAGGAGCTGCTTCTTCAATAACAGGAGCGTCAACTTCACCGTTGCGGCGTCGAATCTCGTAAGCCTGGAACTTTACCCAAGAGTTATTCATGCCGTACTCTTTGCCATTTACAAGCAAACGACGTCTTACAAACACGTTGTCTGAGTCAGCTGGGTCCTCAACAACTTCAAGGACTTCAAACCAGCCACCTGATGGAGCGCGGAGGAAGTCCCCTGCCTGCCACTGCTCAATAGGGACTTTCCCAAGCGATGTGGTGTTCTCGTTGTCATTTACCCAGTTGTTTGAGACAAGGTCGCCTAGTACGGATTCAATTTCTAGGTCGCCGTCCCCTAAGTCAACCTTAGCTGCGGCTGTAGCAGAAGTAACCTCATCAGAAGTTGGACGAACCTTAGGCATTGTCTTTATAATTTCGTCAACTGTAGAGACCTTAGCGTCGCCACCAAAAGTATCTTTAACGATTTTAGAGACAGGAAGGCTTGTGTCAGCGAGGTCTTTCTTACCCTGAGCTGCCTTGAACTCTGCAAGCTCCTCTTCGTACTTTTGCATGTTGGCGTCAACGTTAAGAGCTGAGAGTCCTTGCTTTGTCTTAGCCATCTCTTCTAGAAGATTTTTTAAGATTGGAGGAAGTACATCACTATCAGTTACCGCGTCGTGCCAGCTGCCGTTAGGTACAATTCCGTAGCGGCTTGCAACGTTTTGAAGCGTGTGCGCTTTGTAGCCTCCGTTAATAACAAGACGAGCTAGGGATAGGGTGTCTATCTCCCCGCCTGGATTGTACTGAAGGTTGAACTTCTGGGCGAAGCGCTTCATAATGCCACCATCAAACGGCACGTTGTGAGCTAGAACAATTGTGTCAGGGCCAATCTTTTTAAGAAGCCTTGTCATCTGCTCTTGGATAGAAGGCTGCTCTGCCAAGAACTCATTAGAAACTGGCTTACCAGAAGGGTCTTTTAGGGTCTCGTCAGGGTCGGCGTTCTTGTAGAAGTCTGAAAGTGGCACTTCTGGGTTCATCCAGTAAGCGCCAGTGGCGATTGCCACACCATCTTTGATTTTGGTCCATGCAACTTGAATAGGTGTCTGGCTGTCAAATGCACCGTCAGCTGCAGTCTCGAAGTCGAGATAGATTATCTCTTCTTTTTCTAGAAGCTCTAGGAACTTTGTAGGGTCGCCAGCTGCTTCAATTTCAATCTGCTTGAGCCTATCCCCAGAGAATGCTGGATAGGCAGGAGGCTTTGGCTTAGAAGGAGTCTTTTTCTTAGGCTTGTCGGTGGCTCCTGTTTGAGCAGTTGAAACGGAGTCTGGGTCGATTGGAGGAGTAAAGCCTTCTGCGGAGAGCTTCTTTGCTTCCTTGAATGCGGCTTTCTTCTCTACTAAATCTGGGTCAGTCTTGTCTGGGCGTGAAAGCGCTGGCTTTTCTCCAGGAGCTGGCAAGTTAGAGGCACCGCGCATTACCGTAATCTCAGTGGTGGCGTTCCACTCTTTTGTCTGCGAAACGTGCCCTGGGTAGTACCCCTGAACAACGGCCTTTCCGTCTACTTCTTCTACGCCTTCAATAATGAAGTACTCGTAAAAATCAGAACCCCACTCTTTTTTGAAAGTGACGTCTCCAGCTTTCACTTCTGTAGCCTTAACCGTGGTTATACCAACGGGGGTTGCTGGGCTAAACGGTAAGGCAACTTCCTCGGTCTGCCACACAGCAAGAGTCTGGATGTCAGGTTTGGTCCATAGCCCCTGAGCTTGCGCTAGGTTTTTGTTGTACTCATCTAAAGCATCAAGAAATTTGCTACGAGCTTCTGCGTCTTTAGGAACAAAAACCCCTAAGTTCTTGTCCTTAAAAATCTTACCTTCGGGGTCAAATTCTTTTGGCTTTGGCTTAGATAGAACTGGGAGGTCTCCCTTTGCAGGAGCTTCTACATTGCGGTAAACTTTAATCTGAACATTCTTGCCCCAGAGCTTTGTCTTCTGAGTCTGGTGTCCAGGGTAGTATCCCTCAATCCAAACGCTTCCTGGCTTTTGTGCCTCTGAGTCAGCGTCGGAGAATACATTTTCAATTACAAAGTTGTCAGAGAACGTAATATCCCCTGCTTTAAGGTTCTCGGCACTGGCGCTTAGTAGAGCTGGTCCGTCTGGTTCTCCTGTTGAGATTTCTGGCGTAGCTGTGGCTGTGTCAGCGGCGGCTACTGGTTCGTCTGCAGCTGGAAGTTCTGCTACTGGGGTTTCTTCGGGGGTAGCTTCGACTTCTTCAACATCCTCGCCGTCAATAGCGTCTTGGATTTGAGCATTAGTAGGCTCGTCAAAGTTTTGCCCTTTTAAGCCCTCTGCGTAGATAGCATCTATCAGCTCGTCGGTGTCCACGCCTTGCAGCTGAAGTGCGTCACGAATTGCCTCGGCTGGAGCGTTTGCTAGGTACTGCTCCCCTTCAGGAGTGTCCATGCCCAAGATTCCATAACCTGGAGTTGCATTTCCTGGCTCTATAGAGCGGCGAAGCTCCTTGATAAGTTCTTCGTTTTTGTAATCGTTAGCAATGTCAACTGGGCTGACAGAAAAGCCTTGAGGTGCATCCTGAGGAGTGTCGCCCTCAATTTCATTGAAAGGTGATTCGTCAATTGCTGAGTAACCCTCTGGAACATCAGAGTCTGAGTAAGCTTTGTTTTCTGGGAGGTAGGCCTTGTACTCGCCTGAATCCAAAAATGCTTGCTGCTCATCTTTGGTCATTCCCTCAATCAGTGGAGGAAGCTTTTTACCCGTAGGCTCGGCCTTAGCTGCTTCAGGAAGCTCGTCACCTAGGGCTTCTTTTGTCCCCTTAGGAACCTTAGTCCCTAAGTCACCGTTGCCGACTTTGTAGATATCATCAAGAATGGCTTTAGCGTCTTCGCCCTTTTCGTTAAGAGCTTCGTAGATAGCCTCAACTGGAACTATCTCAGCGCCGTCAGAGAAGCCCAAGTAGCCAAAACCGTTGCCAGGAACGCTATCGGAACCAACAACACCCTCATTTAGAGCGTTAACTAGGTCTTTAGCTGAGAACTCTTCTGAAAGTGCAGCAGGGTCATCGGTAAAGTCCTCAGACTCTTGCCCTTCAGTAGCCCCCTGAGGCTCGTAGGAAGCGTTTGTATCTATTTCATAGTAGTTAGCTGGTACAGAGGGTGATTCGGTCTCAGGGGTGTCGTCTGTGGCTGGAGCAGGAGCTTCCTTGTCCTTCTGGGTTCCTTGCTCGTCAAAATCATCTAGCCATGCGTCTGGGTTTGCGTTTCCAACGGAGTCGCGAAGAACGCGGCCCGTCTCGGAGTCGATAACAGTGCCGTCTTCCAACATAAAGTGACTACGGGTTGGGTCAAGTGGGAACTCGCCGCCTGCATCTTTAAAATTCTTTAGTTTCTTCTGGTAAGCAGTCTGTAGTGACTTGGACGCATTCTCGTCTCCAGGAATCTCTTCCCCGTCAAAGTTAGCTGTATCAACCTTGTCGCCAACCTTAAGCTCTGGGTCAAGAAGGCCAGCAGAGCGTGAAGGACGCTGTGGGTCAGCTGGCTCGCCTGCTTCGTAAAGGTCTTCGTCTTTAGCGATAAAGTCTTGAACATCTGCCCAAGACTGAGCAACAGCAAAGTCTTTATCTTTGTCATCTTTACGGCGAACAAAATAAACAGGCAGCGCTGGATTAAGCTCGCCGTCTTCGGCCATGCCTAGGGCAACAACGTTGTTACCTTCAGCTTCTTTTTGCTGCTGGGCTTCAAACTTGTTTCTTGCGGCAACGTTGGCTCCGTTGTCAAACTTTAGGACTTCATAGTTGTCGTTATCGTCAACAAATTTAGTTCCAAGGTCAATCTTTGGTCCGTAGTAGTCAATGTCTTCCTGCGTAGGCTTATAAGACGGGTCTTTTTTGTAGCCATCTGGAGAATCTACAAACTCTAAGTCTGCTTCGTCAACCACATCGCTGTCAGCCGCTGATTTGGCTGGAGTCTTGCTGAATCCCTGCGCATCCTGCTGATTGGGGAGAATGGCCTTAATAGACTTACCAGCAGAGGCTGCTGTTCTAATTAGCCTGCCGTCTGGTAGTTCTTGGATAAAAGTCTTGTTATTTGGGTTGGTCGAAACAACTCGACCAGCAAGCCACGAAACGGTTCCGTTTATACGGCGCACTAGCCTGCGGATACCGCCAAACATGTTGGCAAACTTGCCTTCACTATCTCGAAGCTGGAAGCGCCAGAAGCCTTTGTTGCCACCCATTTTAAATGCGGCAACCAATGCAACTAGAGGAACTTGAGTTGGTCCCATTGCGTTCAGACGAGCAACAGCGTACTGGTGGGCAGAGCTTCCTAGCTCAGCGGTAAAAGCAGATGCGAGAAGCGGCCCAACTAGAGGGTCAGTAACGCGAGAGTCATCAGCAAACCAGCGAGCTTGCGCCTTACGAAGTTCTTTCCAGTCCATCGCACTTTTGCGAGTAGACCGAGGATGTGATACGGGGAGCAGGTTCGTGTGGGCAGAAGCGGTAAGCCCCTTATCCAACTGGGCAAGTGCCGCGAAGTCTGAGAGGTCGGAAAAAGCACGGTGGCGGCGAAGGGAGTAGGTCTGGTCGGCAGTCTTTGCAAGAGAGCGTGTGGCGACTTTTTTAGCCATGCCAGCTGTAACTCGGCGAGATGCGCGGTGACCTTCGTTTAGCTCTGCAAGAGAAGAAAGAATGTCGCGAATGATGCTCGCATTTTGTCCGTCAAAAGATAGCGTATGTGTTGCTGGCTTAATCGGGTATTCGTTACTCATTTTCAGAGGCCTCTCTTGGCAATAAGTCTGCATCTAAACTGTCGTGTGTCAAAGTTGAAAGAAGCTTCGCTCTTCTATAGGGGTCTTCCCCGTTTCGTACTGCACGAAGCCAGCTTGCCTTGATAGCTTCTTCTGCCTCGTAGCCAAAATCTGAAAACTCGGTTAGAGCAAGAATTGCTTCCTGTGCTGTTTTAAAAGTGTTCTCTGCGGGCAGCTCGATTTCGAGTTCAGCTTCTGCGTAAGCAGAGGCCGTTATAAGTTCTAGCTCGGAGTGGTCCTGAGCGTCAGCGGTCAAGGGCTCGGTAGAAGAGTCTTTCTTGGTGGACCTTGGGTGTGAAGCAGGAAGTAGGTCGTTGTCCTGTACGTAAGCAGCCTTAGAGGGTTTACCTGAGGAAAGTAAACGCAAGAACGCGTTAACGCGAGCAAGTGCCCAAGAGTTTCGGTTCTGTCCAGGTCGGAAGCTTGTGGAGAAAGCCCCAGCTCCGCGGCGGTAGACAGCCTTTAGCATCCCAAGAGTTGCGCGGCGTCCCTTAGATGCTTTTTTGTTGTGGGTCTCAACCTTGTTGGAAAGAGCTTTTTCTACGGCCTTTGAGAAGGTAATTTTCTTACTGCCAGAAGCCGAGCCCTTTTTGTTCTTTGAAGAGCCTTTTATTTGGTCTTTCTTGGGAGCAGGAGTCTGGGCAGCAGTGCGCTTCTTTTTAGCTGCAGCTTCGTCGTCGTGCCCAGAGTCCAACATAAGATTTCCGTCTGGCATGTAGTGATAACCTTCGGGAGCTTCTGGTCTTGGGGCATTCTCGTCGTGTGCCGAGTCTGGCATTAGTGCGCCGTCTGGCATGTAGTGGAATCCCTCAGGGGCAGCTGGCCTGTTCTCAGCGGCAAACGTTGCAGCTTCGGCGATAGCTGAAGTAGTAGCAGGAACGCAGTTAGGAACTTGATTACCGTTTTTGCCCTTCTTCATTCCTATCTGGACGTAGCCGTCCCAGCAGGGGCTATTGGAAAGCTCCTCGGATGAATACTCTTGTCTGATGCTCTTGCGAAGTTCGTGAACTTCATTCTCTAGAGTGGACAGAGTACGGATGAGGCTGTTCTTACCAGAAACGGTAATTGACGAAGTTGGTTGAGGCATAGGCACGTTGCTTTGCCCCTTAGCTGGCTGGTCCCCTTTTTCCATAATTAGTTAGCTTCTTCTTCTTCAGGGGCAGGCTCGCCCGCGGCTGCTCTTTTCAAAGCGTCTTCAACTTCAGTTGGCAACGGAGCAACGGACTGGCCTTGCTGTGCTGCACGAACTGCATTCATAATCTCTGGGGAAATAGCGCCAAGCATCGCTTCGGTAAGCTCTGGAGTTAGCGAGCCCTTTTCCTGAAGCATACGTATTGCAAGCTCTGTAGGAGTAGGCGCGTCTTGGTCCGAGAAGCCGTGCGCACGTCTCCATGTGTCGTAGGACACTGCTCCGCGGTCAAAGCCTGCGTCAGCATCGGTTGCCCTGTCGTTACGTGTAGAAACGGCTGAAGGGTCATACCAAACGGTGATGCGAGAAACTTCTGACTCTGAGTAGCCGTTGGCAATTAGGTACGGGCGCAAGTAGACAACTGTTAGGGCGTCAACAATAAGGAGCATCAAGGGCTCGATGTGGGCTTTATAAAGAGCTTCGTCAATCTGGAGCGCATTGGAGTACTTAACGTTGGCAAGTCCCGTTACAACGTCCTTAGGAACATCTAGGCCCTGCAAGATACGCTCTAGTACGCGGTCGGAGCGCTCAGCTAGTGCTGGGTCGAAAGAACGTTCGAATTTGAACTGCTTGATGGCATCGCCAAGCTCGGCAGGTCCACGGATAATCAGGGGCACAACTGCAGATGCGGACTCTTCGTCACGAATCGGCGTGGTCATCGCGTCCATCAACTGCTCTTCAAACTCGTCTTCTGCTTCCTCAGCTGTGAAGCCAGCGCCAATTCCATCTTCAGAATCGTAAGGGTAGTTTGCAGGGTCGCCCTGTGCAGCTACGGAAAGACCGTCTGGCAAGTAGAGAGCGCCAGCGTTTAGGCGTGAGCGAGCGGTTGCACGGAAAGTACGGTTGAGCAAAAGTAGCTCGGCACACATGTCCAATAGACCGCGCAGGCTCGAGTCGGACTCGTCTGAGTAGCGAGGGTGTGAGCGCCAGATACGGCCAACGAAAGCATTCTTGCCTAAGTTAACAACTCCTGAGTTCTTTCCGCCACCCTGCCCTGTGCCTTGTTCGCGGCGACCAATAACGTTTAAGTTTCCGCTACCGTCAGCTACAACTTCGTCAACGGAACGGATGTCCCAAGACTCGGGCTCTCCAGTTCCTCTACGGGCTGGCATCTGAACTAGGTAGCATTCGCCAGTAACTGAAAGATTGAGGGCAGCATCTTTCAAAAGACCTGGCTGTCCACCATAGGCGGAGTTGAGGCGGGAAAGTGCGCGTTCTGCGGCTGAGGCAAGGCTCTGGTCAATTGAGCTGGACTCGCTCGCTGCAACAGGAGACTGGCTTGGGTCGTCAATTGCAGCCGCAAAGATGCGGATACGTGAGACAACGGATGCAACTAAGTTAAAGGCGTATTTGATTTCGCCAATTGCGTCGTAGTACTCCCAAGCTTCTGACTGCCAAGCGGAGGATGAAGCGGAGCGGCGCGCTTTAAACTGCTCGAACTCGGCCTTGTCGTTCATTTTTACTTGCGAGGCAGCAGCCGTAAGGGCGCGGGGAGAGTTAAAGGGAACGGGAGTTGGGGCGTTGAAGAAGAAAGATGCACCAGCTGGCTGTGGAAGTCTTGAGCTCCCGAAAGGCTTGCCTTTGCTAGATTTTTTAGCGCTAGCTTTTGGAGCTACTGGCTCCTGTGCTGGCTCTTCTCTTTTAAATACACCCATTGGGCGGTCTCCTCGTCAATTAGTTGCGGAATACAAGTTATTTTTGCTCGTACGCGGTCAACAGGCCTGCTATTGCCGACGCCGCAAAAACGGCGTAGACGTAAACAAGTACTGGGATAATGATAACGGATGGTACAACTAGTGATGCGACCCAAATAGAGGTGCACCAGTCACAAGTTATTAAATAGCCAAGCTTGCTGCTCTGCGGGGGGTGTTTTTTCCAGAAGCGATTTCTCAGGGGCTCGAAGATAACGTCGGTTGTGATGAGCCTACTGAGTCGGAATACTGCTAGTCCGATGATTACAAATTCAAATAGTGTCATTCGGGGTCCTGACTGGAAGCTATGAAAGCGCCGTACGGGTTCCAACCACGAAGGCGAGTGCCACAGCCGCAGTTGTTATCCTTAGCAACAGCCACTATCTTACCTGACTCGGTCAAAATGTAGTGAATCTTGTTCAGCTTCTCTAATTGCGTGATTTTCTCCTTGAAAACAATTTGAGTGCCCTCTGGAGAATCAACGCCAATAATTAGCGTGTCCTGAATAACCACAGCTCTGGCGGTATCAACTCTTCTGGTCCCCTGTGGAACGTCGCCAATGATATTTAGCTCAGTTATGTCGGAAAGGGAGCCTGGAGGAGCCAACCTGATGATTGCTGGGAAAACGTCCATTGTTTTTACTATTGCCATTACTTGGTGTACTCCGATGGGATATAGAAGTCCTCCCAACCTAAAGCCTCTTTGGCAATAGGAAGCGGAACTATCAGCGGTCGGGTGCGCTCGCTAGAGCGGATAAACTCGAATACTTCGTCTCTGGTACGAATAAGAGTGGCATTTTGCCAGTCGCGGTTCTTTATAAGCGTCTTGAGCGGAAAGGCCATGGGAAAACGTGAATTTTCAGCGGTCATGGTCTCAAGAAAGCGAGACTGGGCTGAAGTCTTAGTTTTAGGGTTCATCCAAATAACAACAGCTAGCTCAGCTTCTGTGTAGGTGCCGCTCTGGGTAGTGTAAGTTCTCACTTGCTCAGTCTTCTGGCCATAGCGCGGTATGAAACCCCAGCGGCTGTAGCAATCTTTGCTGTGGGGACGCCCATGCTTCTGAGAGCCACAGCCATTGCGGTGAGGTCTCGGTTGGCCTTAGCAAAGGGAGAGTCTGAAGTCGTGCGGGCGCGGTAACGCTTCGCAAGCTTAGCTAGCTCCTTTAAGCGCGGTTTCATGTCTGGCGGAACGTTGGGGGAAACTGAGCGCAGTCGAGGGGCTTTTTTAGTGGGGGTCGCAGTGGTAAGGCTGCGGGGCGGAGGCGTGGGTATCTCGCGGAACTGTTTTACTGCTTCTGCTCTTTTTACCCAGAAATGAATCGTAGTCTTAGGGCGCTTGGGCTCGAGTGACTCCCCAATAATGGAAAGAGACCAGCCAGCATCCCAGAGAGCTTTAAGACGCGCCTCAGCATCAGGGCGGGAAAGCGAACTGATGAAGTTCACTTCGTCCTGAGGAAGCAATGTCTTTGGGCTCATTGTTCTATGGTACAGGGTTTTGAGAAAGCGTACAGGGGCGAGAGTCCGAAGAATGTTGAACGGCAGAGTCGAAAGAATGAACCTTATCTTTTTTTGAATTTTAGCTGCGAGTGGGCTGTCGTTATATTTCAAGATTTTTTGAATCGTTTCCTGATTTTTTCCGCAAGGTCGGGCGCTTCCTGGCGCAGGAATCTGAAGAAGCAAAGGGTCATCTTTATTGTCTGTCGCTTCTGCTGCTGTAGCGCCTAGCGGGGGGGTTATTTTTAGCAAGCAAAGAAACATTTATTTACAAACTATTTTTTATAAAGTGTTTGGGCTAGAGCTAGACATCTCACATAGAAATAGTTTTGCTATCTAGGACTAATAGTTGTTTGAATCTACAAACTAATAATGCTTGACATCTCAAGCTACGAATCTCACAACCTAGCAAAGCTCACAACCTAGCTAGGAAATCTCTGGAAGCTTTCTCTAGGGGCTAAGCCTAGGAATTCCTAGAGAAGTGCCTATGACTTTTTATAAAGCTATAGTGTCTAGGTTCTGGGAATCTGATAGCCCCCTTCACTAAGTTAGATGACACGCATAGCTATCTATGGCGTTGGTGTTCTTAGTTCTCGATAGGCACCCCCCTACAAAATAAATTTGGCGAACAGCAGGAAGATGCACTACTATAAATTTCACGAACGAAAAAGCTCACCGCACCCGCAAGGGGGAAGGACAAAATGACAACCGCAGGATTACAAGTAACAACGGCAAACGAAATCAACTCTATGGAACTAGTGACCTATGACAGCTTGGTACAAGCTGTTGGGGGCTATCTACAAGCCGTAGCGCTAAGCGAAGAACTTACGCTTTGGCTTCACGAAGAAGGGAAGCTAGAAGGGTTACCGCATAATGAAGTTGGTCAAGTTCTATGGGATGCAAC